CCTCAGCATTTTGTTATCGCTTTTCGTATGTATTATCTGCCTTTTTGTGCTTGGATAATGCATAATCGACACCACAATAATATTGCTGTTGGTGTTAACCCGTTCGATGTTGAATGGGATGTACTAGCAACAATGTTACAACGAAAAGGAAAGAAGGTTATAGCAGGTGATTTCTCTAATTTTGATGGCTCTTTAAATTCACAGATTTTATGGTCAATTTTCCATGATATTTTTATTCCTTGGATTAAATATAGACATGGCATTTTATCTTCCAGAGATTATAACATTTGTTTTGGATTATGGTCACATGTAACACATTCAGTTCATATTTTTGATGATAATGTGTATATGTGGACTCATTCACAACCCTCTGGTAATCCAATGACAGCGATTTTAAATTCTTTGTATAATAATGTAGTGATGCGCTATGCGTGGAACATTATTATGCGTGATACTAAATATGTGGGTCAACAAAAATTTTCCCAACATGTCTATATGGTTGCTTATGGTGATGATAATTTACTTAATATTTCCGATGAAATTTGTGAACTGTATAATCAACAAACTATTACAGAGGCTTTATTATCTATTGGCCATATTTATACAGATGAAGCAAAGACTGGTGAGTGCATTAAGTATCGGTCTTTAGAAAATGTTCAGTTCTTAAAACGAGGTTTCAAGAAAAGTCCAGAATTACAGCGATATGTTGCTCCTCTTGATGAAGCAGTGATATATGAGATGTTAAATTGGACGCGAGTATCTAAATCTGTTTTGGATCCTCATGAGACTTTGCTTACAAACATTGATGTAGCTTTGCGTGAAATTGTGTATCATGGCAAGAAGTCATATACTGATTTAGCAACTGCATTAAAACAAAATTTTTGCTTTCTTCCTCAAGATCGTATACCTTTTATACGACCTTATATGAGTCTTCTACTCGATGTCTCTCTTGGCAACGATGTGGAAGACTTTTCGTATTTTTAAACACATTATGTGATCTTGCTTTTCTATACAAATTTGTGAGTCTAATAAAAGAAAAGTACTGCTATAGTGTGGATGAGGCTAACTATTTAGTTTTACTTGCCAAGATGCCTCGGAGCAGCCCTCCAATATCTAGGCAATACTCACTGCGGTTGATTAGATTAAGTCATCAATCAATCAAAGAAAAACGACTTGCTACTTCAAATCATGAACTTGGAGATCGAGAGATCTCAACAACTCAACAAGAAATTGTTACTATGACATCACAGGGCGTTGATTCGGTATCCAAAGCCCTGCCTGATATAATCGATATCGATACCCGTTATTTAAGAATGACAGCAAAAGAAATGCGAGAGCATACAGTTAAAGATTTTCTTTCACGTCCTGTAGTTGTTTCCGCTACTGCAGCAAGTTGGTTAACAACAGCAACAGCCAACACTGCTCTTTCAACATATAATTTTCCTGATGTTCTTATTACAAATGATATGTACCAACAGAAATTGCAAGGTTTCGTTGGTTTGCGTGCTACTCTTAATGTACGTGTTCAAGTTAACTCCCAACCATTTCAAGCTGGGAGATTGATGCTGCAGTATATTCCATATGCTCAGTATTCTTCCGATCATGTTTCTATTATTAATTCTACTTTGCAAGGACGTTCTGGCTGTCCTCGAACAGATCTTGATTTGAGTGTTGGAACTGAAATCACTATGCAGATACCCTATGTATCTCCTCATGCTTTTTATAATCTTATAACAGGTCAAGGAACTTTTGGAACTGTGTATGTGGTTGTTTATGCTCCTTTGCGAGATGTGAATTCTGGAACGCAATCAGTTGAATATACAGTTTGGGCTTGGTTAACTGAGGTTGAAATTGAATATCCTACTGGTGCTCCTCTTAAAACATCTGGTTTTGGTCCAAATAGCGAATTTTCTGCAATTGCTCAAATGGGACTTGAAGATAAACAACTTAAAAGTGAGGCTTCTCCTTCTTCTGGTGTTGGTCAAATTTCTGAGGGTTTAACTACTCTCTCACGTATTCCCATTGTGGGTAATATGTTTACTCGTCCAGCTTGGATTTCAGCTCAAGCATCTAATATTATGAAACTTTTAGGTTATTCTAAAACTACATCTAAGGGTTCTATTGTTGAAATGAAACAGAGAGGTGTATTTCGAATGGCTAATTACAATGGTATGGATATGTCTCAAAAGCTTGCTCTTGCATGTGATAATGAGATTGAAACCCAGACTGGTTTAGCTGGAACATCTATTGATGAAATGCATATTTCTCGTATAATTTCAATACCTAATTATTGGGATACATTTTTGTGGGATACTGCTACTACAAGTGGTATTATTTGGCAAAATCTTGTAACTCCCATGAAGATTAAAAATGTTTCTAGTACTGTTACTGATCGTTTTGTGTGTACACATTTGGGTTTTGTCGCAAACACTTTTGGTTTGTGGCGTGGCTCTCTTGTCTATACATTTAAATTTGTTAAAACTCAATTTCATTCTGGACGTTTGCGAATTTCTTTTTATCCTTTTGCTTTTAATACGAATAATACATCTAATGGTGACACTGGGAAGTGTTATCAGATGATTGTTGATTTGCGTGATAGCACTGAGGTGTCATTTAGTGTTCCTTACGTTTCTTCTCGTCCTTGGATGTTTTGTACAAGACCTGAATCTGCTTGGGTGAAAACTACAACTCCACCAGCTGATTACACACCAGCTTTGGCCACAGGTGTTATTCAAGTTGAAATTCTTAATCAATTGAAAGCTGCTTCTACAGTTACGGGACCAATTAATGTATTGGTTGAAGTTTCGGGAGGACCCGATATGGAATTTGCTGATCCGTCAGAACCAACATATGTTCCTTATGGGGGGTCAATTACAACAGCAACTCCCAGTGATTTTGAATTTATTCATCATGCTAATGCCCAAATTTTTCTTGGCACAACAGAATCTATTCCACGCAATGATGCCCAATTGGGTATGGCGCCAGAGGCTATTGATACTGAATCGATTGATTCTAACTGGTCTCCTACTGCTTTGTGTGTGGGAGAGAAAGTTATGAGTGTTCGTCAATTAATTAAGAGGTTTACGCGTCTTGGAGACAATGCATCTTCACTTGGAACTGGTCTAGATACAATGGTTATGATTTCTCCTTTTTCTGTCACAGCTCCTACATCTACAGTTGCTCCTCCACGTGGTTATTCTCAATTTGAGTATTGGTTTACGCTTTATGCTTTCTGGAGAGGATCAATGCGATTTAAAACTCAAGTTTTGGTTCAGAATCCGGGAGGTACCACACCAACTGCACAAACTCCAAATGCTAATATTTATGGATATTCTACTGGTGCTAAAACTGCTGATTTCCCTTTTGCGGTGCGTTTATTTTGTTCTTTGCAGGATACAATGAGTGCTTTACTCACAAAGTGGAATGCAGTTCTTCCATCTAGTAGATATTATAATGCTGTATTAACATCAACATTAACATCTGATCTACCACAACCATCAACAACGTTGATGTTTCCAACAATTGAAGGAATGTTGGAGTATGAAATTCCATATTATAACTCTTCACATATTACGCCAACTGTGTTTTCTCCAAATGCAGCAGTTGGCACAGCAGGGGCTCCTGTATCTTTTGATGTCTTTTACAAAGGTTTGTTGCCCCCTGAAATTGTCACTATTATGCCTACTGTGGCTGCTTCTCCAACGAATGTAATTACTTATATTCATTATAGAGCACCTGGTGATGATTTCTCATTCTTCTATTTACTTGGGGTTCCTCCCCTCGTGAATATTGCACGTTAAAATGACTGAGGTCTAAAACAAAATACCAAATTGAACGGTATGGAATAATATTTTGTTTTGTTTTTCGTAAAGGCTACCGTTTCCCCTATTCAACGGGTG